TAAATCTTCTTGTGTTTCTATATCTATGTCAAGAGTGCCTTGTACAATAATGTCACCAATAGCAAAATCTTCTATATTTAAACCATTATTTTGGTCATAAGGTATTCGCACCTCAACATCATTTGCATTGTCATAACCTTTATTTATACTAGCACCCTTGCCACCAAAGAACCACACTTTATCATAATTATATCTTGTCCACACTTCATTATGTGTTGCTGGATCTAACCCACTCATATGATAAATAGTTAAACTTGAATTAGTTATCATTTATACTCCACAATACATTAGGTGTTCTCCGTTATATATAACAAACATTAAATAAGTTTCTACAATATTATCTATTTCATCTTGTTTAGATTTTACTATATTACTTACTTTATCAGCAGTTATATAACTTATTGAATAACCATCTGTATTTTCACTTGCAACATTGCCATTACTTGCAACATTGTTTGTAGTTTCTTCATAACTTTTTATACTATTTATCAATGCATACTCACATAGTTTTACCTCTTGTGGTATGTCCTCACTATCTTTTAATCTATTAAAGGTTCTTATATCAATTTGTCTTCTTGCTTCAAATTCTAATATATTAAAAGGCATTTCACCAATTGCAGAACCACCTAATTCAGTATATTCTGCATAAGTTAGGTATTGTCCTTCAAATGTCATAAAATGCCTCCTTTATCTTATAAACTTACTACTGAACCAGTAGTTTTAACTTGAACACCTAAAGCATTAGTAACTTTAAGTCCACCAACTTCACGTCCAACTAAATGTGAAGCTCCAATATGTGTATCATCATTAATATCTTTAATAGTTGGTTCAACAGCCCAAACTTCATATTTTTGGATGAATCTCTTATCATAGATAATAGCTTCTACTCCTTCAGGTAATAAATAATTAGCTTTTACTGGAACACCATTAATTTTACCAATAACTCCTTCACGTATTAATTCAGCACCTAATTGTCCTGAAGTATTAGCAAATTTTTCATCAGTTAATAGTTTTAATTCAGTATCTGCATCTATTACTATTCTCATTTCTGCTACTTCCATATTACGTTTTTTCATATTAGATACTTCAGTAGCTAATTTTTCATAAACGTTATTTTTAGTCATAGCGTCAGTATCACTTGAAGTTGTACCACCATTTACTAATGCAGAAATTGCCATATTTTCTTTCTTTAATCCTAAAGAATAACCAGCAGCTTCAATTCTGTTAGCACGAATGTTATCAGGAACTGCCTCTGCTTCATAACCATCAATTAATTCATTGATAGCATAGTTTTTGTCTACTGGTAAGTCTACATAATCAGTAGCACTTTGTGTTAATTGAACACCATTTAAAATGTCATAATCACTGATTGTAACAGTAGCATCTCTTGTAGGAACTTTGATAGCTCCAGTTGCTCCATCAATTTCATAATCAGTTGAAAAATCTTCGTAAATATTAATTTTAGATTTAGCCATTGCTAAAACTTCAGTTGCATAAGTCTCACGTCTTTTGTGAGTACCATTTATAGCTATTGGATTAGCCATTTTTCATCTCTCCTTTTCTTATTCAAATAATTCTGGGTGTTTTGCTTTTAATATAGCACTTACACCATTTTCTTTTGTAACTGTTGTTGATTTAGTTGCTTCAACTCCAGTTGCTTTTGTTTCTTGTTTTTTTGTAAATTTTGGATTGTCAGCCAAATATTCTTTAAGATTATCTTCAAAATCTCCATCCATTTTACTAACTTTGTAAACTATAAATTCAATTTCATCATTATCAGTTATTCCTGACTTTAAAACTAAATTTTCTTTTTGTAAATTAGAAATGGTATTGTCTTTTTCTGATTCCTTCTTAAGTAACTCATCATATTTATCTTGTTGAGTTTTTTGACTTTCTTTCCATTCGTTGTATTTTGTTAATTCTTCCTTGCTCGGTATACCTTTTTTTGCTTTTGCAAGTCTTTCTTTAACAATATTATCTACTTCTTCTTGAGTAAATGTTTTTTCTACAACTTCTTCACTGTTTGTTTCTACTTCTTCAGTAGTAGTAGTTTCAGTTTCTACGTTTTGAACTTCTTGTTCCATAATTTCCTTTCTTTATACTCTTTTAAGTTGGAGTATAACCTTGCTTTTTCTACCTGCAAGTTCGGTATATTTTTTAGTTCTAACGAACTCTATACACATTATAACATAAAACAAAAAAAAGTGCAAAAAGCACTATTTTTTCTTTTTCTTTTTGTTCTTTTTAGGTTCTTCTATCACTTGTGTATAACCAACAAATACTTCTGGTTCTTCATTGTCAGTTAATGATTCTACTTTTGGTGTTTCTTTTGCAGGTATAACTTCTATTACTTTTACAACTACTTTATTTAAAGCATTGTTTCCTGTTAAATAATCAACCATTTTTTCATCACATTCAAAAGTATCTCTTGCACCAAATTCATTTTCCTTTCTATTCATTACTTTTTTTACATTTTTTAATTTGTTATAATCTTCTAGTGTAAAATTTTCAATAACTTCAACTTTTATCATACTATCTCCTCCTTTTAATATTGTTGATAAATGTTTCTATTTGCTTTATTTATGCATTCTTTTACTCTTTTTTGTAATATTGGTATCATTTCTTTATGTCTTAATTGCCCTATTAATTGCAATTGATGACCTATATGACACCAAGCACTAGCGTCCCAATAACTATTTCTAACCATTGAAACACTATTTGTTGTGTTTGTTCTATTCCATACATAACATACTTCTTTTATATTTGTAACTTTATCTAAATCATCTATTTGGTCAGCTTGTCTATAACTCCATACACGATCTTCCATTAGTGTATCTTCACAAAAATACACTATCTTGTTTTTCTTAATAACTCTTGCCCAAGCAGTACACCAAACTTTATTATCACTTAAAAAGAAATCCTCATAGTTTTTATAATTATGGAATTTTGTCATAAATACGCCATTATTATCTATAAGTTCCATACCTAATAATGCCATATCGTGTCCATATAAGCGATTATTAATCATCTCTAATACTTTATTATCTTTCCACCAATCATCACTATCTAAAAAGCAAAAATAATCAAAATCTAATTTTTCTAAACAATAATCAATACCTACATTTCTACTTCCACCGTTATATCGTTTTCTTTTATTTTCTATCAAATGAACTCTTTTATCTTTCTTTTGATATTCTTTTACAGTTTCAACAGATGTATCAATAGAACAATCATCTATTATTACTAATTCAAAATTCTTGTATGTTTGATTTAATATACTTTCTATACAATTTCTAAAAAATGTTTTTCCTTTATAATTTCCACGATCATTATTACAATTTGGAACGATAATTGCAAATTTATAATTCATTTTATTTGGTAATTTATCAAAATCTTTTTCGTTGATATTAGACTTTTTTAAACAATCAATATCATAATCAGTTAAATTTATATCAACAAATTTGCAATTTTTATAATAAATACAATGTAATTTTGTTTTTAATAATTCTTTATAATTTTCATCATCAAATAAATATATGTATTCATTATTATTTTCTTTTACTGCACTTATACTGTTTTTATCAATGGCAATTTTCATCTTTATCACCTAAAATAATTATATCATATCATTAAAAAAAGACAAAATGTCTTTATTTTTATTTGGAGGGCATAATAGGATTTGAACCTATGATAAAGGTGTTGCAGACCTTTGCCTTACCACTTGGCTATATACCCATTTTAGAGTGCAAATGCACTCTATTTAACTTTCCAACAATATTCTGCAATTCTTTCTCGACAATCAAAACTATCATAAATAATACCATATTTGGCACAAACTATATGTCCATTCATTGTTATAAGTAGGACATTATCAGGATAAGTTCCTGCAACTTCACCAACTGTTTTTGGTATATTATTTATTCTATCATATCTTTTGTCTAAATAATCTATAATAAAATCTTTATCATCCATCATAGTTCCTTGTAGTCTTGCAATATTGCTTAAATGTTCATATGTATCATCCCAACTATTACCTGTGGCAGTTGAAATAGAACGCACAGTACAATCATTTTCAAATAAACCTAGTGCATTATTATTATAAAATTTATACATATTATCTCATACTATTTTGTAATGCTTCCATTAATTGTTGCTTTTGTTGTGGTGATTCAGCTTCTTGTTTTAACACCATAATAAAATCTTCAAGTGCTTTTACCATATAATGAAATGATTTATCAGTTTCTTGGTCGTTAGCACCATATCTTTCACGACTTTCCATATATCTTCCATATTCTCCAGACATTCTATCTAAGCTATCATCACCACGATATCTCATATCACGTCCACGTCTTCCATAGTTTTCACCATAGTTTCCATATTCTCCATAGTTTCCACGTCCATATTCATCACGCCCATAACTTCCATGACCTGGTCCACGTCCACTATAATTTCCATAATTTCCGTAATTCATATTTTCATCCTCCTTTGCTATATGATTTATTTTGGTTAGTTTATATAAATGTTCAAGATTATTGGTATTAATACCTTCGTCTAATATTTTATTTATACTTTCTTCAGTTTTCTTTTCTAACTTCTCGTGCATTGTTATCCTCCTTTCTTAAAAGGTTTAATATTTCTTCATTTTGTTTAATTATTTTTTCTAAATATTCACTGTCTTGTCTTTGCAGTTCTTGCATTAAATCACTATTGTTATAGTCTTGAATTAATAAAATCAAACTATATAATTGTAATATTAATGAAGTTACATCTAAATTATTTCTCATTAAATTCTTGAAATACTAAATGTTGCATTAGTTATTATTGCTTGTGTAGTTGATATTGGTGTTGTAGGTGTAGTTGGTGTAGGTACACTTGGTACACTTTGAACTGATATGTTAGTAGTTCCTCTTGGGCAAACTCTTAATTTCTTATCAAAAGAAACAGTTTCATAATCATCTGCTGCTGCAATTGTTACAGCTCTTACAGTATCAGGAATTAATACTCCATCTTGAAATAATCCTATTGCTACAACACCTGGTGTTGCTGTACTTACAGAAGCACTAAACTCTACATCATAATAACCTGTATAACCATTCCCAAATATTTTGAAATTAGGATTTCCATTTGAATAATCTAACCAACCACCATTTAAACAAGAAGCACATCTTGTTCTAATATCTGTTTCATCAAAAGTTATTGGACTTGCATTACTTGGTAATGCTAATGGTTCATTTATAATTGTTTCTATCATTTTATCTTTCTCCTCTCATAATTTTGCACAATAGAATGTAATTTACTGTGCATTTTTATATATGTTTTCACAATATTTTCACTTTTATTGTGCATTTTTGACTTTTTCAAAGTTAAAGTCCGACTTTTTCATAATAAAAAGAGTAGGACTTGCCTACTCTTTGTGAACAATTTTACGAAAATTGAAAAATTGTTCAGTTAGCAAGTTCTCGTATTCGAGTTAGTAGTATTCTACTCTATGCTATTAAATAAATTGACTTGTTGTGTTGAACCCACATCCACATCCATTATTGTTAGGACAAGTGAATATTGGTGTTCTACCATAAACTGGTGTACTAGGTACTGGACAATTTGCTAATCTATTGTATAATTGGTCAACTTCATTAGCAAAACCTTGAGCTATGAATGAGTTTTGAGCTATTTGACTAGCTTGTAAGTCTTTCATTGATAATTGTCTTTCAAGATCACGAATCTTGTCATTCTTTTCATCAATCTTGTCATTGCATAATTGGTCTAATATACGTTGAGTATTAGCAGTTTGGTTGATTAATACATCTTTAAGTCCATCAGCAAGTGCTGCTCTATCTGCACAGTTTTCGCTTAAGATAGTACTATTTAAGTTTGCTATTCCTAAACGATTTTCGCAGCAGCAATCAGCAAATTGTCTACTTAATGCAAATGTATCTTGCATTTGATTTACTGCACGATTATTAGCAGCTATTTCAGCATTGTAGAAACCATTGCTTACAGTACTATTCATATCAGCACAGCAGTTACATAATTGGTTAGATAATGAATAAATACCATCTCTAGCACCTTCTAATTGGTTAGATAAGTGTAATGTATCAAATCCATTGTTAGTGTTTGTCATAATGTCTTTTTGTCCGTTTGATAACCAAGCAAAGTCATTATTTCCACCCCAACCACCGAAACCACCATTTCCGTTGTTTCCGAAGCCACCAAGTAAAGCGATTATTAAAATAATCCAAATACCTTCTCCACCCCAGAAACCACCGTTTCCATTTCCACCAAATCCACTCATAACAGGGTATGGGTAGAATCCGTTTCCATTGTTAGTAGCTAATTCTACTGTTGGTTGAATTCCGTTATTCATATCTTTTCTCCTTTCTTAATATTCTTTTAAGTCGCTAGTAAACTTATAGGAAGTATCTACAACTAGCATAAATACCTCCTATAAGGCTACTAGCCTTATTTTTGTGGTTGATTAAACATATTCATCATATTGTCCCATTCTTTTCTTTGTTGAGGATTAAAACCATTTACAGTTTCATTTAATAAGTCGTTAGGATTGTTATTCTTCTTTGCCACTTGATATTTTTTGAATGCTTGTGGATTTGTTCTTTTTAATTGGTTCTCTAATTGGCTCATCAGTTGTTGTGGTATTTTCTGCAACTTTTGATTCATCAACATTTGTATTAGATTGTTCATTCTTTATCATTCCTTTCAATTCCTCTATTTGTGATTGTAGATATTCTATTTGCATATCTTTCTCATCTTTTGGCACAATTTCATTTAATTCATATGTCTTAATATCACCTTTGGCATTTTTAATCCACAAAACTGACATATCTTTACTAAAAAAAGGTGTGTCTAAATAAACAATTTCTTTATTTACATCATCAATAGTATTTGCATATTTCATTGTATGATTATTTGGTGCTAATTGAAATGTTTGATTAATTGCAGGTGTTGGTTGATTAACATTTGTTTTCATTTGTTGCAATTTAGCAATTTCATTATCAATTTTTTCATTTAAATTCTGTTGCCCCATAGTAGAATAAGGGTTCATATATGGGTTGTTATACATTTTATTCACTTCCTTTTAAATAAAAAGAAGGAGGGCATACAACAAACGTGTTTTATTACGATTTGTCATATTTTTCCCTCCTTCTAATATAAATTATATAGAAGTAAAAAAATAATTGTCAGTACGACTAAACAAAAAAAGCATTAAATATTTAATGCTCCTATCATATAAAAATATGCTTTATCTAAAATCTCAACAATTCTTGGATTTTCTATATCAAATTCTTCTGATATTTCTTTAAAAGTCTTATTCTCTTTAAATTTTCTTTTATAAATAAAATACATTTGCGAATCTATTTTTTTAAGTCTATTTTCTGCTTCCAATACTTCTTCGGTTATACCATTAAACTTTAAATACTCAATTAATTTTTTATATTTACTTTCATCACGTTTCTTGTAACCAAAGAACAACTTACCTAGCTTACTTACCTTATTTGGCATTGTACTTGTTACATAACAACTTAATACTGTCAATATTATTGAAAATATAATTGTTATTGGCAAATTTGTAAAATATAAAAGACATTTAACACAAATAAATAATAATATATAAAATAATATAGTTAGCACAAAGCAAACATTTAAACCTTCTGCATGGATTGGATCGGCAAACTTCATTCTTGCAAATAAATATATTGGTATTTGTGCTAAACAAATTATTAATCCTACCAAAGAAAAAGGAAAAAGGTTAAGTAGAACTGCAATTATTGTTAGAACTACTATAACCAAAATCCCATATGCTTGGTATGATAGTTTGTCTAAATCAAACATACTAACACCACCTAATTAATTATTTAGATTTTTTAATTCCAAAGAACCATTTTCCTGGGATCCACATATTATATTCACCTCCATTTAATAAAATATTATTGTAATGAAACTTACAATTACATAAATAAACATTAAAATAGTAAAAATGTATCTAATATAAAAATTATTATTATTCCATTTTCTATTAAAATATTTATTTATTAAGTATATTTTATTCTTAAATAAAACTATAATCAATAATTTTAATAATGATATTAATATTAAAACTATAAATATAGGTAATTTTAATAAATTATAAAATATTAAAACAACTACATATTCAATTATAATTTTTGTGAATAACATTAAAAATATTGTAAATAAATCGTAACTAACTATTTTTATTCTTACTATATATTTTAAACTTAATATTATCAATATGTTTAATATTAAATAAGAAATTAAATTATTTGTATTAATTATTGTTCCAATTATAGTTACAATTATAAAACCTAATATATATTTCCAAAATTTACCTTTTCTTTTAGCAAATTTCATAAATAAACTATAATATAAAACTTCCATTGCAAGTATTACTATATTAAATATCAAATTCTCACCCCCTTTATTTGAATTCTAATTTAATATATCTGTTTTTTCGAAATCCCATTCTTTCATTTTTTCAGCTAATACATGGACATAATCATTTCCACCTAATTGTTCGTATATTTTCAACGAGTTAGTCCAGTTCTTGTAAACATAATCAGGAATCTTGCCAACATTTTCATAAACATAATATGTATTTGTTAAGTTGTTTTGTAGCATTGTCATTAATGCCTCTTTTAACAACTTGCTTTCTTCATTTTTGTCTTTTAATTTATTTTTATATGTCTTAATACGACTTACACTATACCCTAGTAAGCCACTTATTATAAATGTAATCACTGTGTTAATAATAGTTTGTATCATAATGTTTCTCCTCTTTATCTCATAAAGTCATTATAACACTACTTTTTATTTTTGACAAATTACTTATTTAAGCTTTTTCTATAATGATCTTGTTGTCTTTTGCATATACTTTTACATCGTCATCATCTTTTATATTTGTTTCATAAACAACTTTCTTTGGTATGTGAATCAAATATGTATTTATTTTAACATCTCCACTTAATGTTTTATACTTATTTTTTGCTAATTTCATATTATTTTACCTTCTTTTTTATTTTTAATTTTTCTTCATACATATCAATAATCTCATCTGTATCTCCATACTTATCTCCAAACTCTTCTCTTGTTTGTAATGCAAATAAGTAGTTTCTATACAATATAAGTGGTTCTAATTCTTTCATATTATTCTCCTTTGCTTTCTAAAAATACTTTATTTTCAAAAGTAATAATATAATGATTTTGTGTAGTTCCTGATATTTGTTCTTCACTTATTCTTATTGCTTTCATAATTTCTGCGATATAATCATCTTTTCTTCTTAAAAGTTGTTTAGTAAAATTATTAATCTCATCTTCTATTAGTTGGTCTATTTTAACCTCTATATTTTCTTTTACTGCATTTTTTAATATTTCTTCTATATTCATACTTATTCTCCTTTATCTACTCCATCTAAAATTTTATTTGTTTCATCTTCTAACACGCCAAGATTTTCTCTTAATGTTTGAATAAATCTTCCTGTATCTTTATTAATTAGTTCTTTTCTTTCAATTTCAAAACTTCTAATTACTTGTTCTTGATTTTTTAAAAACTCCATTATTTCTCTATATAATTTAGCACTCATAATCTATTCTCCTTTATCTAATATTCTTAATAAATCATCTGGATTTGTATTTATATCAAAGGAAACAGTTCCATCTCCATCTACACATTTCCATTTTTCTACAAACTTTCTAACTTCTTTTATTATGTTTTCTTTTTGTTGTAGTTGGTTTTGTAAACTTTCTATTTCTTTTTGTTTTTCTTTTAAATATCTTACCAATATTTTTGCTTTTCTATTATTCAAAATATAATCAGTATTATCTAATACTTCAACATTTGCCAACCAATATTCAATTTCATCATACTCACTTATTGTTAATTCTTTATCAATTTTTTCTATAAATCTTTTTTCTTGTTCTTTTTCCTTTTTACCACATAATTCTTTTTTTGCATTTTGGCATATTTGTTCAAATCTTTCTAACATTTTTTTATATTCATCACTCATTACTTCCACCCCAATTCTTCTACTTGTTTATTTATTGCTTGTAATAAATCTAAATCTACTTCAAAACTTTCTGTCGGTGTAAATGGACTATCACTGGCAAAATAAAAACATTCTATACGTTTGTTTATTAAGCCAAAACTTACATAATATGTGCTACTAATCTCCCATTTCATTTTATATAATATTTCTGTATCGTTTTCTATATCTATTTCATACCCTAACTTTTCAAACATCTCTTTTGCACTCATTACTTATCACTTCCTTTTAGTTCTTGTAATTTATTTAATAAGTCCTGTCCATCTACAAAAGTTCTTAATCCCGATACATCTTTATAAAGTTCAATTTTAGCATCTGTTTTTATATATTTTTCTAATTCATTTATGATATTATCTAAATTAGCATTTTCTTGTCTTAATTCTAATATTTCATCTTCTCTACGATTATTGCTTCTTTCTAAATATTCTATTCTTTCTTTAAGTCTTTCTATTTCTTTATTTGCTTTTTGTGATATAAAGTCTATTGATTTTGAATATTCAATTTTTAATTCTTCTGTTTTTTTTATTTCTTCTTTATATTCTAATATTTTTATTTTTTGTTTTCTTAATTGATTTTTTTGCCTATTACATTTGTATAACAATTTTTCGTAATCATTCACTCTTTATCTTCTCCTTTTAATATTGATAAAACACTTTGTATTGTATCAGTTCCTATTTGAGTACATATTCCTTTATTTTGAGAACTTAATTCTAATATATTTATTGCTTTATCTATTTTCATAGCTAATTGGTAAGCATTTTTCTTCATTAGATTATATTTATGTTCTAATTCTAATTTTTCTACTAATAGTTGTTCTATATTTCTATCATAATCTTTTTTTGTCATTGTTATTGTTTCTACATCTTCTGGAAATAAAGAATTATATAGTTCTTTATTTTTTTCTTTAGTAACTACACACATTACTTATCTTCTCCTAACTTTCTTCCACAAAAAGGACAATAATATATTCTTTTTTCTAATAATACTTTCCAATAAGGACTAGGTGGATATTGTCTATCTATATTCATAAAATATTTATCATTTTCTTTATTTAAATCTAAACAATATAAAACACCTGTTTCATTCGTATTATAAGATAAGAAAGTATATCTTCCCTCTTCACACCATTCACATTTATTCATTACTACCATCTCCTTTTAGTTCTTGTAATTTATCTAATGCTTCACCACATACTCCCCAACTAAAACCTTGTTGATTTATTCCATATAATATTTGCTTTTCTTTTAACCATTTTTCTAATTCATTAATGATATTATTTAGTCTTTCTATTTCTTCCTTTTGTTTTATTTCTAATTCAGTCATAGGTCTACCTCCTACTAATAATTCTTCTAAATGTCCTTTCACTCTTTATCTTCTCCTTTTAATATTTCTAATAAATCTATTTCTCTACGAAACATATTTTTTTCTTTATCAAAATAATTTGAAGTTGCATTTTCTTTTATATATTCTATTGCTTTATCTATTTTCTTTTTAAGTTCTATATTTTCTTCTTGTTGTCTATCAGCAATTCTACTCATTTCAATTAATTTTTGTCCTAAACCTTCTGTTCCTATTCTTCCTAACATACCATCATTTTTAACATTTATTCTAATATCACTCACTCTTTATCACTTCCTTTTAATATTTCTATAATTTTACCTGCATCAATAACAGCATATCTTTTATTTTTCTTTCCTAAATAATTAACTTCATAATCTATAAATTGTTCTTCACATAATTCAATTGCTTTATCTATTCTTTTTTGTAATTTATGATTTTCTACTATAAGTTCCATATTTTCTGCTATTGTCTTTTTATATTCGTTATAATCTACATCTATCATTATTTATCTTCTCCTTTTAACGCTTTCTTCAATTTTTTCTAATACATACAATATGTTTTCAAGTATGTTTCTAATTTCTTGTAGATCATTTTCTTTTTCCATTCATATTACCTCCTTATGTATTCATATTATCATATTGTCATACAGAAGTCAATAAAAAAAGAACTATTATGTTTTAGTTCTTCTATAATTTGACACTTTCATACGTTGCATTTTTGTTGGTAAACCCGATACATCACTTAATTCTTTATATTTGCTTGTAAGCTGTGTTATTTTTTGTTGTGCTTCTTCTACAAGTTCCATATTTCCACTAGATTTTGCAAACATTTGAATGTCTTTTTGTTTTCTTATTTCTGTTTCTATACGTCTTTGAAGTTGTTGACCTTCATAATTGGTATAATGCTTACCATCTAATTCAAAACCTTTTTCATTATCATTTATTATTTGTTGCAATTGTTCTTCATTGTATTGTGGTTTGCTTACACCTAATATAATACTAAATATATAATGGTAACAATTCATTTCACTTATAGGACGATAACCATTTTTATTATCGTGATCTAACGTAATCTTTTTACCAGTATAATCAGTAGCTTCTAAACCATTATTAAGTTTATCATATTCTTCATTACTAAATTGCCTACCTTGTGCTTGCTCATGGTCGACAGCAGGATTACTATGCACTGATATTTCTACACCATCAGCACCTATTTCTTTACCAATTATTTTTTGTTGTTCATTATGTAATTCTCTTAATCTACTTTTAAGTTGCATTCTAACTGCACTATCTAATCTTACTGACCTTCCAGATTCAAACTCAACAGTTTTTAATCCACTACCACCTATATCTTTCATAATTCTAGTCATAGCACTATCAAAGGTTTCTTTTCCTTGCCCTACATTTAATAATGCTTCATCTAAAACTCTATTATAAGTTTCTTTTAAACCTAGAAATTGTGGTCGTCCTCTTAAGTCTCTAATTGTATAACCTAACACATTTGTCCTAGTAAAATTATACATTTCATTTTTAACAAGTTCTGTAAGAGCATTTTTTTGCCTTTTAAGAGCCAAACTTTCGTCAAATGGTATATTTCTATAATCATAGAATTGTTTGCTCCATAATCGGTCTTTTTTAGCATATTCTGAAAATATTTCATCTATATCTTTTACATTTAAGTTAGTGTATTTAGATATTTCTTTAATAATATCTTCATAATTACCACCATATTTAAGTATTTGCACCAATTCTTGTGCTTGACTTGGTGTTAAATTTCTTATTTGTTTAATAGAAGAACCCATTTTCATAAGAAAATAGGTATTTGCTTGTTCTATACGTCTTATTAATCTTTCAACTAATAATTCGGCAGTTCTTTCGTCTATCATAAGGAATTACCTCCTTATTCTTCATTTTTAGTTCCTAGTAAATCATCTACATTTGGATTGTTGCTTTCAATTTCCTTTATTTTTTGTTTAGCAATTTCTTCAGTTTCACCGTAAACTTTCATACGATATTCAACTTTGCTTGTAATACCTTTGCTAACTTCTCTTTCAAGTCTTGCTTGTGTTGCAGCTTGATTTTCAAATCTACTATAATCAAAGTCTACTTGAATTTCATCTTCACTTATTTCCATTTCTTCAAGGAAACAAACTGACTTAACCAAATCTATAATAACATCTTTAATAATTGTTTCATAACTTTGTTTAGTTCTAAACGCATCATCATTTTGACTTATTATTTCAGTAGCAGTTGCTACACCTTTTCCGTCAAAACTATACCATTCTTCGCCAAGTCCTAAATCACTCGCGTACCAATTCAATTCAGCATTAATACTATCTATATGTTCTTTATATCTAATACTAAAGCTAATATCTTTTACTGGTTGATTTTGCATTCCATTCATAGCAACATAAGTTCTGTCGTTTTTGTCAAAGTATAATGTTTGTGTTATATTTCCTGATTCATCAACTTTTGGTGCTGATTTTAAAGCTGTTCTGTCAACTAATATTCTTCTTTTGCCATCGATAAATTCCATATCGAAACTATCATACTTATCATCAATAGCTTTTAATTTATCAATACTATTTGCAAATATACTTATTCCCATTGGATTTGATATATCCATATTATTTGCAATTGGTGGTTTTAATATTTGAAAATGTGGTGTATCAGTATCATAGTTGACAACTTCTTCAACATTTGGAAACTTCTCACTAAATTCAATTTGTTTTCCAAGTTTATTAACATCCTTTGACTTATATAATTCGTTATATTTAATATATTTTTGTTTTATTTCATTTGTTTTTTTGTCTTTTATATTTTTAAACTCATGAAATGTCAAATGTGTATAAAATATAGGTTTATTTTTTTCTGTTTCTTGCCATTGGTCAAATGTTACAAATCCTGTAATATTAAAATTATCATAAGCATAAGGCACTATACAAGATGGATCATTTAGATATTCGATTCTTGTATTTCCTAATTCATCTTTGTATTCAGTCATTGCAGTTGTACCCAAAGCACACATAAGCTCTATCATTTGTGGAAACATTATTGTGAAATTATTTTTTTTGCTATCTAATACTTGCCATAATCTTTTTGTTTTTTCGTCATTACCTAATTTAATATCACATTTGTTGCTCCACAAAAGTTTTTCTACGTCAACAGAACCTTTTTTAGCCATTGACATTGTTTTCTTTTCTACTTCAACATCAGTTCCATCAGCTATTGTTATATTATAAAAATGAAAGTCATCTACTGAGCCTTTATACCAACTTTTCCATATTTCTATTAATTCATAATAATCAGTATTAATTATGTTTATTCCCTTTTTATTTAATTCATTTCTTAAATCACTATATATTGCCATTTATATTCCTCCTTAAAATTCCAATCCTAACTTTTCTAAATTATCTTTTACCCAATATTGAAATGCATCACAGCTATGGTCTGCATAATAATATGAATAATCATTTGTGTGTGTGTTGTAATAGTTTTCCCCTGTAAGCTCCTTTTCGGCTTTGTCAGGATCAGGCTTGCCCTTTTCAACACTATCTTTTTTCCACATATAGTTTTTCATTTCTTTAATGTGAATCCAATTGTTTGGCGTATTAATTATAACATACTTTGCCAAATCTATAAAATCTTGCGAATATTCTATAAGTTCTTCTTTGTCTTTTCCTTTGTTTACTGGATGAAGATTTATTCCAAACATTGCAAAATATTGGTTTCTTAAAGCACCTTCTGCACTATCTATTGTTTCTGTGTCTACTATTGTTTGATATTTCTTACATATGTAAGTCCTAAAATTAAATATATCTTGTGCTAATTCACTAGGTGCTTTCTTTCTTGCTTTTTCGTGTGGCGAATAATAGTATGTGTCTAACAAATACCATCGTCCATCAGTAGCATAGCCAAAAGCCATGCAAGTCGTTGCAGAAGTTTGATGTCCACAGTCTATTGAAAAGTCCACATAAATTATTCTTAATTTGTTTTCTTCTAAATAATTAGCATTTTCTATAATAAATAAATCAGGATTGTATATCAACCCTTCAATACCTATTACCTTTCCTAAATAAATCCACTCATATCGTTTTGGATCATATTGTTTCAGTCTTTCAGCTTCATCTATAAACTTTTGACCTAGCCATTTGACAGGTACAGTTCTATAATCACTATGATGAACTATTACATCATCACGTTGTGCCATTTTTTCAGCCCATAAGTTAACCCAGTGAAATCTATTCTTTGGTGGGTTGTATGAATACATAGTTACGAACCAATCATCGTTTCCACGTGAGAATGTAGCTATTATTTGGTCAATTTGGTCAGGATCATCAAACTCGGTAAGTTCTTCAAACCATACCATTTTAATTGGTGCATCCTCGTCGATAAATCCTTTAACTTTTTCATAGTCATCTCCACCAGCAAAATATATGTTATTTCCTGTTTGATTCAGATGTATTTGAAACGGACTAACAGTTGCTTTGTAATCAAAACCTTCATATAATCCTAATCGTTTCAATGCACGTTTTATTTCTTTAAATACACTATTACGAATAGTGTTTTGGTATCTCTTAATTATTATTGCATTGCAATTAGTGTATTCCAAATTAAATTCATCTATCTTAATTGAAATCATACTTGTTTTAGTAGAACCACGACCACCTTTGTATATTTGGTGTGGTTTTTTGCTGTTAAATGTCTGATAAAAATGTGGTGCAATTATATCTTTAATGTCAATTGTTTCATTCATCTTCATCATCCTTTGGAAGTGAATTAATTATTGTAATTTTTCCTTGTGATTTTCCATCTATCTCTAAATTGTCTTTCCAGCCATAATTGTTTTTTAAATTAAATATGGTAAATGTTGCATTTCCTTTACCCATAAGTGCATTTTCTTCTAATTGTGCTTGAACTCTGTCCTTTGCTTCTTTTATTTGGGTTGCAAACAAATCCTTATCTCCATATCTAATTAAAGTAACTCTATCAATACCAAGTGACAATGCAAGACCACTCATAGTATAAGGTTTTTCTTTTTCATCACATTCTTTAAAATACGCATCAATGCCTTTTTGTAATTGTTCTTGTGTTTTGTACTTTAAAGCATTTGTATTTCCAAAATAACCATTTTCTTGCAAATTAATCACCTACTTTCAATCATTTATTACACTATATTCAGTTCTATACAATTTCAAAGAAAAGATAAATAAATAATATCTTAAACCTTTTCTTCTGAACTTTCTAATAGTTGTTTTATTATATTCTCTTATTATTACTACCATATTTATCAATGTGCCTTTTCTTTTGTAATTTTTTTACACCCTCGTCGCAATATATGTCGTTTAACAAACTATATATTTTAATTATTAGTTCTATCTTGTCAGCTTGATTTATATTGCTGTTTATAATTTCTGCTGTTAATATTGACTTTGCTTTTTCTAGGCTTTCTTTTTTCATAATAATCTCCTACAATTTTACATAAAGATTATAACACTAAATGCCAATTTTGTCTATTTGTACCTTAAAGATGACCTTTGGACAGATATTAAAGGAATGTAGCCATTCATATATTTCCATAAGTTGTCGATTTGCCATTCAAGTAAATTAAGGGTATAGAATTTGTCCCTAGTTGTGCGAATAAAAGAAGCCCATTCTTTCGTTTCCCATAAAGAAAAAGACGCCAAAGCTTCCCTGTATTGAAGCCTTAACGCCTTTAAATTACTAACAGCTTGTCTGTAAGTCCAAGTTGGATCTACATAAATATCATAATTAATCATACATAATCAACCTACCTTTTATTTAAGATAAGTATAACATAGTCGGACTAAAAAAGCAAATAAAAAAGAACGGAGGTAATATGAATAAAATGAAATCCGTTCTTAAAAGGGGTTTAATTAGTGTGAAACTAATACTAGTGCCTTTATAAGCACCATAGAATAGATATAAGGATACTTTCACCGCTATTTGATAGTTCTCCTATATTCTTGGGTTATATCTACTCTATGCTACCTATAAGATAGTAATACTTAAACTAGGGCAATATCTACTACTATTAGTGGAACTAATGACTTCAATATTCCCCTTACAAACTAGATTTATTAGTTTTCCTAGCATACACCACATTACTCTATATAGCTCTACTTACTGCTATGCTATATCAGATTACGAAGTGTATGAAATAACTTATGAGATTTGCAAATAGATTTTTATACGTGTCTTACCACTCCACTACATAAGTTATGCAATTAGCACTTAATCATCAGGCTCTTTTTCGGTACACAACCACACATATCCTTCATAAGTACTGTCCTAACTGATATATAGCGTTTACCATTTTCGCCACCCCTAGGAAAGGTAGGATTCGAACCTACAAAATATATATCAATCAGGACACTACCTATAAATAAAGTAGTGCATCCATTAATGCCTAAACATAATGAATTGTGCAATAAAAGTTATAAGTACTTTTCAGTACAATTATATTTTATCATAATTTGATGAAAATGTAAAATTGATTGTTAATCTTTAGTAATTATAAGATAATATATAAGTATCAAGAATAAAGATAAAACAATTAAAGCTATGATTCCAGGTAAAGTTATCATATTATTCTCCTTTTAATATTTCTATATTTATTTTTGCAATATCTATTATTGTATCTCCTGAATAAATTGTATCTTCCGTAGGTCTATAAAATGTTCTAATATCTTCTATTTTTTGTTTATTATATTCTATTGCTTTATCAACTCTTAATTTATAATCTTCATACATTTTCATTATCTTTATTGCACTTTCTTCATTTTCTTGCATACCTTTTATGGTTTCTTGTTGTTCTATTAGTTTTTCTATCACTCTATCATCTCCTTAAATATTGCCATTAAGACATTACAGACTATACTATCTCCTGCCAAATGGTATAAACTACTATCACTTTGATTTTTTGCTACTTTATCATAATCTTCATCTTTTACTCCCATTAATCTAAAACATTCTCTTGGTGTTAGTTTTCTTATTTTTAAATCGTTATCTACATAGTTTGGATTAAAACAAGTTGTTACAGCTATACCTACATTGTTATCATATACTCTATTTTGTTGTTTCCATTGTGTGTTATTATTACTATCTTTTTCTCCTATACCACCTAAAACTTTGGGTATTGTTATAAAATTATCATCCATTCTATTTCCTGCTAAAGTAGTTATTGTTTTGGCAATTACATTTCCATCACTAACATTAAATCTAAAACCGTTCCCATTCTCTTTTTGTTTTTCTTCGTTTTTAGTAAAAAAATCTATCATTTTATCACTTAAGTAATACTTTTCATCTACATTATCTTCTAACATATCTTTTAATTTCTTTTCTAGTGGTATAGGTTTAGGAAACGAATAATTATAATCTCCTAGTATAGATACCATAAATGTTCTATTTCTTGTTTGTGGTATTCCATAATCTGTTGCTATTAAATCTTGCCAATAGTTCTTATAACCTAGTTCTTCTAGTCTTAATTGCCATTTATTAAAATCTTCTGTATTACCTTCTCCATGGACTTGTGGCACATTCTCCATTAAAAGTATTTGTGGCATTGTTCCTAGTTCTTTACATTCAGTTAATATTCGTTCTACTTCCCATAACATACCAGATCGTGTAGATGTATCACTCATACCTTTTCTAACTCCAGCTAAACTTAAATCTTGACAAGGGAATGAATAAGTTAATATATAATCATATTTATCAGTATCTACTATTTCTAAATCTTTACCTTTAACTTGTTGTATATTTACTAAATTATGTGTAATTTGAATATTGTTATAAATTGTATCTAATTGTTTTTCATTTAACCTTTTTATTTGTTCTAATGTCATTGGCTCATTATAGTTAGAACTTATGCCTTTTTCTAATAGCCAATATTGTTTTTCTTCTTTTGAATAATTATTGATATAGGTTTTATTAGTAAAGTGTATATCTTTATATGCTTGAATACTCTTAACCGCCCACTCACATATTTTCCAATGTTCAAATGGTACTCCTAAATATTTTAATGCTAATGCTTGACTACCATAACCTGCGAAGAACTCTATTAGTCTTATAGGCTTTTTAATTTTATATGTAGGGTATAACATTTCAAATATATTTGTTTGTCCATCAATCATTATTGCCTCCTAGTATTTCTATAATTTTCTTTCCCATGTCTTTTTTAGCTACAAATATAAACTTACAATCATGGTGTTCTTTAAACGTCTTTAATACTTTTAATAATACTTCACCTTTAACCTTTGTGTGTGGTGATTTCCATTTTTTAATATCTTCTTCTGATTTAATGTTGCCTTGAATCAAAAATATAAAGTTTTTACAGCCTAAATCTTTAGCTCGTTCAATTTCTCTAACTACACGTTGATGTTCTAATGTGTTGCATAAGTTATGTGATATTTCTAACAACCCATCTTTTTTATCAATAATAGTTGAATAATCTTTGTAGATCATATAATCTCCAGTATCTAATTTTGAAATAATATAGTCTTGACCTACTTTTTCAAAATATTCTAATATTTTTTTATTGCCTTTTTCACGAGTATCTACAACAATTAAATTATTCACTAATATCACTTCCTATTTAATATATTCTTAATAAACTACATATAATTCCTATTGTAATTAATATTATTCCTGTAAAGAATAATGTGTAATATAATTTAATCATGTTTTTTTCCTTTCTTTTTGTCGGTTCTCCATAAATATAATCTTTTAACCATTTCATAATCAAATTTTGCTTTTTCATTTAAAACTTTACCACATAAATTGCACGTCCCATATTTATCTACAAATCTTTTATGATTCTGATAACCACACCTATCACAAATAATATTAGGCTCCCAAATCTTCTTTTTCATATTTTTTAAGTTCCTTTTTTAATTTTATTATTTTTGCATTTTGTTTATCAATAAGTATATTTTGTTTTTCATATTCTTCTTTATATGTAGTTTCAAATAACTTTGCATCTATTAAATAAGCTAATCTTTTTAAATATTGAAAAAATGTATGTAGTTGTTTTTTTGTTTTTTTAATAATTCTTTCCTCCATCTTGTCAAATTCATGTATATCTTCATTTAATACCATAAGTTTCATCCCTTCCTATTACTTTTAATTTTTTTGAATATCTTAACTTTCTTTCAAATTTATCACGATCAAATTCAGTTTCAAAATATTTTTTAAAAGATTTCATTGTTGTTAAATCTAATAATTCTAAATATATTTTCATATTAACCTCCTATATGTCATAATCAATATCATCTAAATCTTGTTGATATTCATTTACATTTGCCCACATATCATCTACTATATCTGCTGTTTCCCATTCTTTTGGTACTTCCATTTCAAACTTATATGTGAGAAATATCTTACCTTTAATTGTTTTAGTTTCTTTTTCAGGTGCTTCTGGGTAATCATACACCATTAAACTTGTTTCCATATTAAACCTCCTTATCTGTCCATTTCATTTTGATTAACTAATATCATATCACCATTATCAATTCTTTCTACTTTTTGAGTTGCAACATAAATTATAGTTAGAATAAATATTGCAAAAAGAATGAAAGTAATAACTTGTCCTAATTTTTCTCTATTCATATTATTGCCTCCTTACTATAATTTAATATTATCATATGAAAATATAAAAATCAACTATTTTTTAAAAATTTCTTCACAATTTTTGTAAAGTCTGTTAAGTGAATCGTTAAATGTCTTTAAATCAATAGTTTTTAAATAGAATTCAGTTGCTAGATCATAAACTTTATTTCTTAACCATTGTTCTTTTTTTTCTTCATTATAAAGTTCTATCATTAAATTAAGATATTCTTCAAATCTACTAGGTGTTGGTTCTAATTGGATTAATTCAGTTATATACATCATTATCTTATATTTATTACTTGCAGCTAAACACATAGTTTCAAAATCAAAGTTCCCAAACTTTTTATAAAATGCTTTCATAAAAGACCATATACGTTTACTACCTATAAAATATTTATCTTCTAATCGTTCATCTTCTATTAATTCGGGTTTTAATAATATACAAGATAATACTAATTGTTCTAATTTACCATAATTATACATAAATATCTCCTATTTCTATAAAAATCTTACATAATATAAATTATTAAACTTACAAAATAATATAAAATACTTACATAAAATCTTACACGTTTTTCCTTATATATCAACGAAACTTACAAGTCTTACATAATTTTCTATATACACTATATATAGGGAATTTATGTTTTTACTATATTTATATATATATGTGTATACCCTAAAAAGTGTAAGATTCGTAAGTTTCCTTTATTTTATAAGGGTTTGAGTGTAAGATAATGTGTAATTTTAACTTACATTAATTGCAAGTTTAAACGAATATAATTACCTTTTTCACTTCTAACTGTGGTTTGATGAATATATCTTCCTTGTGAATTTAATTCTAAAAATCCCATATCTGCCCAATCTTTTTTAACAGTATTAAATTCAAATCCACCTTTTTCAAGTTCTCTAAATAATGCTTGAACATTAAATGTACAATACCATTCATCTTTAATTCCCCAACATTCACCATAATTATTTTCTTCAAATCTTTTAGCATTCATATTTATTATATTAATAATGTATTCTTTAGCTTTAATTGAAGTTTTAATATCATTTTTATCATTAACATATTCTTCAATATCTTCAACTTGTAATATATAATCATCTTCAAATATACATTCATTTGCTAACTGATTTGCTAATAATATACTTGCTAATGAACTTGCTTGTTTGTCAGTTGCATTTGTTTTTTCTAATATTTCATTTAAAATACCTTTAAATCTTTCAAATATAACATCAAAACCAATGTTTTGAATATATTTAATATATTCTTTACCAGCAAATCCATAATTTTCTTTAATAATTCGTGCAATATCTTGACCATTTTCAATTATTTTTTCACCAATTTCCAAGTCAATAACTCTATTGTAAACTTGTTCCCCTGCATTTTCCTTAACTAATCTATCATTACTTGTAAATAAAAAATTATTAAACCAAACTTTTACTTCTCTTGCTTGGCTGTTCTTATTTAATCGACCTTTTTCAGTTCCATTGCATAGATCCATTACTAAACTTTCTAAATCTAAATATTTTGACCTTTTAACAATTTGCAATTCATCAAAATAACAAGTAAAGTTTCTCATAAAACTCGCAACAACAGAATAATAGTTTTGTGTATTGTTACTAGAAAGTCTTAATGCACCAATGTCTGGATTACCCCAAATTGACATAGCTACCATACATGAAAGTGTTTTACCATTACCACTTAATGAACTCCATAAATTAACCATATAAGGTTGTAAATTAAGTTTTTCAAGTAATGGACTTGCTAATGTAGTTGCCATTAATATTTTAATTACTTTATGTTTTCTTAAATCAAATACGCATTTTTTCCACTTGTCATAGTTACCTTTACTACCAATTGATTTATAAATATTTCTAAAGTCATCAGCTCCATCAAATATTCCATGTGAATCATATGGTATAAAGTCATTTTCTTTCCAACCAATGTGTGAAATACTATCAAGTTTCTTAATGTCATTTATATTCATTATTTCATTAAAATAATTTATATAATATCTGACATTTTCACTTGTAACATCCAAGCCATCATCACTTAATAAAAGCAACTTCTGATTTATTGATAACTGACTTTTGTCAACAATTCTTTCTTTCCATTCATTTTCTTTATAAAATATAATCTTTACTTTTTCTTTTCCTGTATCTTCATTAATATATCGTTCAACAGGAATAACAGGAATATAGCTAAACTTTGTATTATATTTATCAGTAATACCATTTAATCCACAAACATAATTTCCCCATTGATAATTTTCAATATCATATTTACATTTTGGAAGTGTACCATTGTCATTTATTCCTATTTTTTTACCTAATAGATCATTATACTTTTTTAAACTTTCTTTAAATCGTTTTTCTACACCAAGTTTTCTTGCTTCAATAAAAAGTTCATCTTCACGTTGTATTCTATCAATATCATTCATTTTAAAAAGGTCAATAAATACTTGTTTATCAAATAGTTCTTTTTCTGTCATATTAACCTCCTAATTAACTCTTTCAAAAAAATCTTCTATTTCAGCATTTTCATCAAAAAACTTTGTAATAGAAAAAGCTACAACTTTTCTACAAGCAACTTTTCTATTTAAAATATTAGATAAAGTTGGTTGAGATAATCCTATAACAACACTTGCAATTGTTTGATTTATTTTAAAATCAACACCTTCTTTTAATTTATACATCTTTTTTCAATCCTCCTTACAATTATAATTCTACATTATAAAAATAAGGTTGTCAATATAAACTGACACTAAAAAAGCAACTTTTTCAGTTGCTTTACATTTTATATTTGAAAGTCATCAAATGGAAGTTCACCACTATCAGTTTCTACAATACTTTTTCCAAATATTTCTTCAGCAGTAGCATTTTCTTTTTTCTCATTATAATCATCAATGTCCATATAAGAACCATTTAATAATTTAACACTATAACTTACTTCAATGTCTTTCATTTTGTCTAAACTTCTAAATTTATTAAGTCTAACTTTAACTGCTTTTGTTCCATCTTGTTTTTCATATTCTTCATATTGATAAACTCCACAAATCTTTTTGTTTGTAAGTTTTGTTTCATCCCAATCCCATTTATAACCTGGGTTAGAATTTTCAACACAAGTAATAAATCCTTTAAAATATGCAATGTTATCTCCTTCAAAAGATAGATAACGTGTAGAATTATTGTCCCAAGTTTTATCAGCATTTGTGTTATTATCATATCTCTTTTGAAAATAACCTTTATATTCACCACTTGCTATATCAACTTGTACCTTAAGACTTTGTTTACTAGTTTTATCATTTTTGTAAACTTCTGCCTTTCTTATAATACATTCGTAAGCTCCTACTGGAAGTGATTTAAAATCTTCCATTCCTTTTGCTTCTACTTCATTCCAATTTTCAATTTTTTCCATATTATTCTTCTCCTTCTTTCTTTTCTAAATATAATTTAGTATTTTCACTATCTAAAATAAATTCATCAGTTCTTGCTTTTATAATAACTTCAGTTCTTTCACCAGCACTCACTTTTATATTTAATTCATAAATGCCTTCACCATATTTTTTGTCATTTATTTTAAAATATTCACAAATGCCATTTTCATTAGTCTTGATTTCTACTTTCATATTAACTTTCTTCCTTTTCTTCAACTTTATCTAATTCATAATATTCTCTTACAACTTCATCAAATGCTTTTAGATCATTTTCCATTGATTCTTCTTCAAACATTCCAAAAGGTGTTTTAACACAATCTTGACCATTAGTTTTTAATCTAAATATATATTGTCCATTGTCAAACATTGAACGAATACAAATTGTAAACATACCTTGAATATTTACTTTATCATCTAATAGCTTACCAATTGTTTTTGGTTTAACATAACCATTCTCATCAGTATCTTCGTGCATTATTAGATATACTGTTTTACCACCTTTTATATTCTTAATTCCATTAATAAGGTTAAAAAAGTTATTACCCATTTCATTATATTTGTCAAATCCTTTAACACTTGACTTATTCATAAATTCGTTAGTTATAAGATAATTAGCATCATCTATAACTATTGTTTTCTTTGGTGTGTTAGCTATTGCTTTTAATATTGTAGCATAGTCATCACATTTTGGTGCTTTAATATCTGATTTAAATGGTAATGGTTTTCCTAACACATTAACAACTGCAACCTCGTCCCCTTTAAAATTTCTTAATGAAGTGCTTTTTCCACTTCCTGATTGTCCAATTAATAATATTGGTACACTATTCATATTCTTTTCCCTCCTATTTTCTAATATTTTTATAACTTCATCTTTTAAATAAGGTATTTCAATAATTTCATAATTATCAATATTTTCACTCATATAAACAATAAACATTTCTTCAATTTGTAGATTAGTATACTTTTCAACTAGGTATTTGTAAATAGATAATTGTATGTAATAGTGATTCAATGTGAAATCCTTTAAATGTGATAAAGGAACTTTCATATTTTTAGCATATCGTTCGTTCTTATGTATATCACTATTTGTTTTGTAGTCTACTAATACAAGCCCACCTGTTAATTTATTAATAAATAAATGATCTATGGCAGAAGCTATATTGTATTCTTCACTACCTATTACAAATTCATCAGCAAGGTGTTCTAGTCTATCTTGATAATCGTCATAAAAATCTTCTGCTTGGTTCATTATCAATCCTAAGGGTGTTTTTACGGCTTCTGAACATTTTTTTATATATTCAAATACATTTTCTTTATTCCATAAACTTTGTGCGTATAAATGCCCTAAATGACCCTTTTCACAAGCTATTACATTTTTAGTTTTCCATTCATCTAAAACTTCTTGAACTGTTGTTGGTAATTTTAACCATTCAAAGTATTTATCAAGTTCACTTTCATAAGCCCAAGCATTTTCATCCATGCTAGGAAATAATTTAATGTTTTTTTCTGCTTCTTGATGTTTTTTTAAATTATTTTCAGCAACTCTTTCAGCAACTGCATCAGCATCAAAGTCTTGTGTATATTGTTCAATTAATCCGGTTGCACCAATGCTTATTGGTTTATCTTTATATGTATATGTGTGATTTTCTTCATAAAACTTAAAATTACCAAATGCCTTATTTAATTCTTTTAAGTATTGTTCTTTATTCATGTTATTTATTCCTTTCAATTAATAACATTCTAATATAAGCATTTAATGATAATCCTTTTTCTTTAGCTTCTTGTTCTAATTGTTTCTTTAAATCATCATCAATTTTAATGTGTAACACTTTATCTACCTCCTTACAATTAAAATTATACTACATATTTTATATCTATGCAATACTTTTTTTATCTTTTTTTTATATATTTTACACATAAAAAAACTAGGTGTAAACCTAGTCTTTTTATACTCGTTCTAAAGCATCAGCTTTATACCAACCTAATGCACCTTCATCATCAGATACACAATAAGGATATTCTGCACCATCAATTATTCTTGTAATAGTTCCTTCATATCCTGGAACTGCTACATTTCCATCTCCTTCGCTAGAACCATTACCTTCACCAATTATTTTTACATAATCACCTACTTGTAAAGGTGCTGGAGTTGGTTCAGGGGTTGGCTCTGGAGTTGGTGTTGGTGTAGGTTCAGGTGTTGGTTGAGGCTTTTTAGGATAACCATTAAATCCTCCACCTATAATAACACTTGGATAGTCATAATAACAATAATCTTGATCTACACATTGCCCTGCGATGTATGGACTTCTTACGTAATTAGTTTCTCCACCAAATTGCCACATTCTATCAGCAAGATATGAACTTGGTTTAGAACCTGTCCAATATGCTAACCACTTGTCATAATCTTTTACTCTATCTTGATTAATCCAATTATTAAACCAATCTAAATTAGCATATATTCCTACATAATAACCTTTGTTTTCTAATGTTTCACAAAAACCTATGATTCCATCTGTTATTGCTTCTCTTCCTGCATTTCTTAACCATCCACGACCACCAGTGTCATCTTCAACATCTATGTAAATAGGATAATCAAATTGTTTTCCTTTTAAACAATTTTCATACATCCAGTTTGCTTCATCTACACCTTTTTGATAAGTGTTAGCACAAGTAAACCAATATGCACCTACTCCTATTCCTTTTTGTTTACATTGGTTATAGAAATTTTCAAACTCATAATCTTTAGCTTTACTTACTCCATTTCCATATCCTGTATAACCTGCTCTTAATATAGCAAATTCTACTCCTTCATTTTTTAATACATCAAAGTTTAATCCCTCATTGTGATTAGATAAATCTACTCCAAATTTTTGCATTTTTCATTCATCTCCTTCTTTATTTTTATCTTTCTTTGCAAAGTAAAATGTTATTACCATAGTTGTTATATTACTAAATAGTAAAAACATTTGGTCTTCTAATTTAGCACCTTTAATAATCAAAAACTCTAATGTAATAATTAAAGATATTGTCACAATGCTTTTTAAATCTATTAGTTTTGCAATTTTATCAACTATTTTTTTCATACTACACCTCCTTAATCTGTTGATTTAGTATATTCTACTATAATACTATAATTTAAACTATATGATACATTACCACTTCTTACATTTAATACATTTAATTTATTACTAGAAGGGACATACGCACATAATGGCATTACTTGTCCATTTTCATTATTTATTATTTTTACATCTATTATAAAAGAACCCCCTGGAATATCAACTGGTGTTGCTACCCATTGATTAGAGTTTAATGTCAAATTATTGCCTGTATATACTTGTCTGTATATATTTTTGCCATTAACCCATTTCCCAACAATAGTTTCTGTTGTAGAATATGTATCTAAACTTGCATCTTCTATTTTATCTAGTACATTTACTTTATTATCTCCATCAGTATCTGCTACATATAAATCTCCATTTACTTTAAAATCGTGTTCTCCTGCATCAAATGTTGGTATTCCTTTTAATACCTTACCATTTTCTCCACCTTCGGTATCAGTTGTCAATAAATCTTCTATATATAAAGCAAATTGACCTTGTTGTCTATAATCTAATACATTTGTTAATTGATAGTTAGTTATTGTCAATTTATGATTTGTTGTATCTATTGTATAAGCAGAACTTGGTATTGTTGTATATGTTCCATCATCTAACTTCCATTTTACTGTTGGCACATTTGCTGTGCTTCCAAATGTTTGTTGATAATATGTTGCCTCTAAACTTACTAATATATTTGAACTTGTAGGATTTACTCTTTTAAAACTAAAACTTGTTATGTTTACTGGCTGATATTCTATCATTGTTTTTTGAATATCTGCGTCTTGAACCGAATTATACCTACTATCATAAACTACTACTATAAATGTGTTTTCACTTTTTACTGGTATATTTATACTATATGGGCTTTCATATTTAGATATTCTATTATTTATATCATATCTATTTCCACATAATACTCTTAGAACCGATGAACCTTTATAAGTTGTAGGCACAACATTAAAGTTTAACATTGAAACATTTTCTACTATTGTATTTGCACTTGTTCCTAGTAAATCTATTACTTTTTGGTTTGTTTCAGTTATTGTGTATGTCATTGTAGGATTTGCATTTACTATTCTTAATTGCTTAACACTTGTAGAAAAGTATTCAACATTATTTGTGGTAGTCGTTCTTAACTTAAACATTACATTCATTGTGTTGCTATTTGGTGTTGCATTTCTTAAAGTTGTTCTTTCTTCATTTGTTAATTCAAATGTATAACTTCCATTTGCAACATTTACTGTTCTATAAGGAACATAATTTGTATTTCCTGTACTATCAAATATTCCTGCTTCTACTGTTGCTCCTTCAAATCCTAATACTGTTGTATAAGTTATTGTAGGGTCATCTTCATCACTAAAATCTGGTGCAGAAGTAATTAATGGGTATCTATCTATTCTTGGTAGATCTACATTTACATTCATACTAGCATCTAATCCAGTATAATTAACTCTCATACTAGCAGATAAAGTAATTGATTTAGTCCCATCGGCATTATGTGTTATTGTGCTTTCTCCAGTCATTATTGTTTCATCTTCAAATCCCCAATATGAACTTCCTTCTCTTGTGTTAGCATAACTTAATGTAAATCTATAACCATTACCTCCACCAGAACCACTTTGAACATCACAATTTAATCTTGTTTGAACTGTTGTTGTATTGTTTTCTTTACTTTGTGTTGAATACTTTGCATCTAAATAAAATGTTGCTTTAAATCCACTTCCGGGTTGAAATGTATATGATGCTACATTTTGCCAATTTGTTGTTAATTGCATACTAACCTCCTATATAGAACCAACCAGTTCTTTTCTCATAATTTTCTTCATATTTTTCAGTTCTATGATAACCAACTGTCAAATATTTATCTACCGTTAAATTGTCCATTTTTGCAACTGATGTTTGTTTATTTTCATCATAACCTATAAATGTTAATGGACTATCACTTCCTCTTGTTGTAATTGTAAATGCATTATTACTCATTATTGCAATTATTTTTGAAATATCTGTTGATACATTTAATCCTGCATCATTTATTAATACAGAGGTTGTTTTTACCAAACTAACTCCATTGTCTAATTCATTTTGTATAGCACTTACACTAGCAGTTATACTACTTGCTGTTTGTGTTAATCTTGTTCCTAATGCATCTATACTATTTCCTTGACTATCTACTATTGTTGATAATGTATTTACATTTTGAACTACTGCATTTATTTCTTGATTTTGCTTATCTACTATAATATATGCTTGATTTATTTTTCTATCTGTTTTATCACTCTTTGTATAGTCTGTTTCAGTTTCTTCTGGCATTTCAGTAAATATGTTTTCTTCTAATCCTTGTGTCACATTTACTTCATCATTAAACATTATGCATTTGTAATAATTATCTCCAACTTTTACTTTATACTTATCACATAAATTATAATATAAAACTCCTGGACTTGCAAAATCGTTAATGTAATACTCTAATCCATCTAATGCTTCTAATAATTCTGGTAGAAAATCACTTCTATTGTTGCCATTCATTATTTGGTTGTCTTTTATCTTTATTTCACATAATCCGTTTTCTAATACACTTTCTTCATCTCTTAAATAAATGTTATCACTTTCAGCACTTCTACTTAATACTATTGAATTGACTTTGCCAAACTTTTCTCCAAAGTTTACATTTATGTCTTTTAAGTATTCTTCATCTATTGTGTCTAACTCACTTGTGTATGTTATCTTAATAGGACTACCTAAATCTCCACTACTAACACTAACATTATTTAATCCTTCAAGTAATCTAGGTGCATTTAATTGCTCTATTAACTCACTATCAGTTATTTCTGTGTATGTTGGTGTATTTAATATGTAATAAACTTCTACATTGTTATTAGATAACCACGATTTAAAATCACTAGCACTTGTATATCTGTTATCTATTATATCTATATATTTATAAGAACTTGCTACATTCATTTTTATATTATTATTAGCCCTACCTGTTGTAAAAGTTATACCTTTATAGTAATCACAATATGGTTTATAATTATTATCAATAATAGCATCAGTTGCTAATGTGGCATTTCTAAACAAAGAATTTTGGTTATTATCTACTAAATAATAATACCAACTCTCACTACCATCTAAAACAACTTTATTAATGTTCTTTTCTATATACCACTTATCTTTCATACCATAAGGTTCAAATGAACTAGCAGTTTCTCCTAATTCAACTTGAAAATCAGTTGCAGATAAATCACTAGGTGTTAAGTTTCCACCATATCTTTTCTTTACTTGTAGGAATAAATACCCATCTCCTGTTATGGTATATGTATAATCAGTTGTTTGCCATCCACTATCACTTTGAACTTGTGTATTACCACTTTGCTCATTTTTAGTAGTATTTCCTATTGCAAAGTCTAATTCATTATTTCTTAATGTCACTCTATATTTTTGTCCTGCTTTTGTTGGTGTTAAAAAACCTACAATTCTATTTGTTGGAGAACTACTTTGCCAAGTTCCTTGAATAAACTTACTTATATCATATAAGTTCTTACCAGTTCCTTTTTTAATAAAGTCTTGATAATCTCCTATTTTACATAATTCTATTGGTGTTGAAAAAGTTGTTCCTTCTTCTAATCTTGCTGTATCTATTTCAGTTTGTAAACCACAAAATCTTAAATATTCACAATTGTTTGGTGTTGTAAATGTATTATCTTCACTTTTTGATATAAATGAAGAAGTATCATTACTACTATAAAAACAAACTCTATGATAAGCATTAGCAGTGGGGCTATTCTTTGAATATTGTGTATTTGTTTCTACTTTTATAAATGGAGATATATAATAACCATTATCGTAATAATTAGTACCATCCTGTGCTAATCTATAATTTAATGTTATATTTCCATATTTATCAAATAAGTTTTTATCTAAATCTATTTCATAAGTTTGCCCTTTGTATTGTTCATAAGTAGGTGTAGTTATTTTTCCTTTTTCTAGTTCAATATAATAACTTACTGGATAACCTGAACTACCATAAGTTTTTAATGCTACTAATTTCTTATCAGTTAAAGTAAATGTTCTTGTATCATTTATAGTATTTATAATATCTGTGTTATCAGTTAAATTTCTTAATTGTAATCTTTGGTTTGCATCTTTACCAAATATTTTTATTGTGTAAATTCCTGCCTCTAAATAAAAACACCTTTTTTGAGTATCACTCCAAGCCGAACTATCTGTTGAACTTTGATTTATTTTTCCATCTGCATCTATTGTATAAGTTGTTTGATTATAAGTTCCTTCTTGAATAGTAGGGTTAAATAAGTTTTTTCCACATATATTTATTTCTTGGCTACCACTAACAACATTTACTGCTATTGGTGTACTTGGTGTTGGTGTTCCTTCTTGGGTTGTATCTCCTTGTAGTTGCAAATCTAATTTTTCATCATCACTATTTTCTATTGGTATACTTGTTCCTTCTACTGTTGTTTGTGTTCCTGTATTACTTACATATCTTACTTCTAATTCATCTGTATCTTCATTTATACATATTGTTGAACCAGTTGCTTCTGCTATTTCATCTAACACATCTCTAAATGTATAATCTAAACTATTTCCTTCACTATCTAAATACAACTCACTTTGAATAAGTTTATCTTCATTTGCAAAGTTCTCATTTTTTAATGTTAATCCTAACTTTGTACATATTGCTTCTAAATAATTTCTTATTGTTATTGGGTATGTTATATTCATTGCTTCATAAGGTATCATTGAATAAAGCATTTTGTCATAACAAGTTATTTTATAACTATTTGTATCTTCTTGTTTTTCTGCCTTATAAACGACATAATTACCATAGTTAAGGTATTCATATTCATTGCCTACTTTTAGCCCAAATTGGTAGTTTATTATTGTTTCTAGGGGTATTTCTACATTACTATCAATATCTAATTGCCTCATTGCTGATTTTAATATAGAACCTTCATAATGTGGAGATATAGAGTTAAGCTGTTCTGCACCTAACTCTATTTCCTCATTATCTATTGTATAAGTTATTTTACTATCTATTTGTCTACCAAACTCTTTTATTCCATTTTTAAAATCATTTGTATGTATCTTCATATTATGACCTCCTATGATTACTTATTACTGACCATTCAAATCCTTCATTTTTATGGTTCTCATCTATTATACTTTTGTTTTCTAATACCCAATCCCCAGAGTATGTAGACATTGATATTTTTGCTTTTTTATTAGCGTCATAATAAGTTGTTGTTTGAAAAGCACTGTCTAATGTAGGTGCTAGATATTCTACTTCACTTTTAGTTAGTTTCCTAAATTGCATTGTTATTTTAGGGAATATACCTATAAGCGTTCCCGAGTTAGAACCTGCAAGATTTCTTCCACTGTCTTTTCCCCAAAGTTTAAAATAACCAAACTTCGCACTTACAATATAATTTCCCATATTTATTCCGTTAATTATTATTGCATTTTTATCTGTAAACATTCTATCACCTACCTATTGTAAGCAAAGTCGTTCTCTGCTTGTATTTTTTGTAATTCTTTGCTTATAACTCTACCATTCATTGTAGTTGTTATATTTGCATTTATTGTAATATGTTTTCCTATTGATGCTCCTAATAAATCCATTTGTTGACTATCAGTTAATGGTAATACTGCTTCTTGTCCTCTTTCTCCTGCTATTGCACTTCCTACTGGCACACCTCTTCCTGGCATATTAACAATACCACCTTTTGCAAGTCTTGGTAAATTAAATGTTCCTAACTTACCTAAATTTACCCCAGGCAATTTGTTTACAGTATCTATCAATTTATTAATAGTTTTAATAGGTGTATTTAATACCCATTCAATAGCACTCAATACTCCATTTACTACTCCTTTAAATGCCCCACCTATTGCATTACCTACATTAGTTCCTATTGATGTAAAGAAGCCCATTATTTTGTCTATAATTCCTTTGAAAAAGTTTGGTATGCTATTAAAAAAGTTTTTAACACTATTCACTGCATTTTTTACACCATCTACTATTCCATTCCATAATCCTGTAAAAAAATCTGCTACTGGTTTTATTATGTTTTTATAAATCCAATCTCCAACTTTTGATAATATTGCAACATCAGTTTCCCAACACCATTTAACAAAATCTACAATTTTTTCAACTAACCACCATACTATTCCTATGATTAATCCAACTACCATTTCAATTAATCCTGCTATTGCGTGTAATAAACCATCTATAACGTGCCATAAACCATCTAGCATATTAATAATGCCTTCTTTTATTTTTTCAGTATCTCCTGTTATTAATCCATAAATTAATTGAACTACACCTTTTATAAATTGAACTACTCCTGACACTGCTTCCCATAATCCATATACAAACTCTGTCACACCACGAACTGCAAGTCCCCATTTTCCAAATGCACCAAACCACATTTCAATAGGTGTATTGTCAAGTGTTTCTTTCATTTCTTCACCAAATTTTTGCCAAGCACTTCCTAATTGTTCTACTTCTTTTTCATATTTGCTCAAATCAGGTGCTTCCCAATCTTCTATGCCACTACCAGCACCTCCACCAGCAGAGTTATCACTTAATACATTCATTTCATCAAATCCAGCAAGTTGTTTTTTTGCATCTGCTAGATTTTTTGATACCCCAGCAGAATTCTTTTTCATATTTTTAAAATCTTCTGCACTTTTACCTGTTAATAAATTGACATTTAATATTTGCTTTGATATTGAATTAATAAGTGCAATAACATAATATAATGCTTGTATTAACCATTCAACAACTGGTTTTAATGTTTGTGCTAACACCCATTTCATATATTCTATATCGGTTGCTATTTGGTCATCTTCACTTGCTATTGTATTTATTGCTTGTCTTATCATCATATAAGCACTTCTTATTCCAAATACTGCTAATGCCCATTTGCCAACTTTTTTTGTCACTGCTGATATTCCATTTCCAACATCTTCTAATGAATATTTTGCTTTTGAAAAATCTATATCTTCTTGTTTTTGTTTTAATGTAATAAGTTTATTTTTTAATTTTTCTGCTTCAACTTCCATTTCCTTTATTTCTCTTGTTGAAAATAATGTTTTATCACTGCTTGCCATTTCTAATGTTTGTTCAACATCATTTAATTTTTCTTCAACCATTACAATTTCTTTTTCAAAACCTTTTGTATCTAGTTCTGTTCCAATTACAACTGTTCCATCCATAAAATACCTCCTTTCTATAATCCAAGTATTTTATTTAATCTTTCCATACTTTCTTCTTGTTTTTTTGTTAAATGATTTTCTCTTTTTGTTTTCTTTAATGCTACACTTTCTTTTGCTTTCTTTATTTTATCTCTTTCTTTTGGATCTTTTATATCTTTCATATCAAAGTTTCTTAAATTACGAACTCTATTTAAAATACAACAATCACCTAATTCACTATTAGATAAACCGTTCATCATTTCCATAAACTCATACCAGTGCATATTTTCTTCATCTAATTTTATTCCATAATCACTTCTAAATGAAGTTTTTATATAAGCATAATCTTCTATAAAGTCCATATCTGGTTTATCAGCAGAACCATCTAATTCTTTACCACAAGAAAGATATTTTTGTGCCATTTTAAGCAACTTTTCATAATCATTAGGGTTTTCTATTCCTTCATCTCCAAATAAGGTATAAATAATGGCTAATGCTCTCTCAAAGTCCCCTATGGTTTCATCTTGTGCTATTTCATTACATTTTATTGCATATCGAAAGTCTGTGTTTATTTTATATTTGTGTCCATTTACTTCTACATAATATGGGTAATTATTCATCTTTTAACACTTCTTTATTTCGTTCTACTGCTTGTCCATACTTTTCTTTTACTTTTTTAGTAATGTCTTCCATATTAGTATTCAAATATGGTGATATTTGTTTTGAAATAATTTCATCTATTTCTTGTAATGTTGTCCAACCTAATTTTCTACCATTTAACAATTTTTGAACTCCATTCTCACCTAAAAACATATTATAAACTTCTACTTCTTTATTAAAGAACTCATTTAATGCTTTTATTTTATCTTCTTCATTTTTGCTTAATAATTTTTTACCTTTAACATCTTCTCTTTTATCTATCATAAGCATTTGATTTCTTAAATGTTCTTTATTTTTTTTATCAGTTTCTAACATTTCTTGGTATTTTAATGGTAGTTCAATGTCTTCTAAATTAAACTCTAATACTTCTCCTGTATCAGTTCCTTCATTTGTTTCTATTCTTAATCTTAATATATTATCTTTATTTAACTTTATTGTATTGTCCATCATACAATAATCTCCTCTCTTTCTTATTATTTAAAAAAGACAAAGGCATTTTATTGCCCTTGCCCTTTAAGGTTTATTCTATAAACTAGTTGTTGGTGTGAATGTTGGTGTAGAACCTGTAAATGTCACAGTTCCCTCAACAGCATCTCCATCGTAATATATATCATATTCTATTTCTGCTTCCTCACCCATATATGAAGTCACTGTTATAATAACATCATTCATTTTTGCTGGGTAAGAAGTTCCTGTTCCATTCCATCTATCAATGTCAAGAACTTGTGATTTGTAGTTAAGTTGGTCACGACCAGCATTTACAAATTCAAATACTGCATCACCTTTATAACATTTTTGTGTCACAGAACCTTGTTTTTGATTTGAAGAATGATCATTTCTAGCATTGTCTTCTATAATCCACTTTTCAGTATCTACTTGTGGGTTATACTCAATACCATAATCAGTTATACCTACTCCTAGAACACTCCATACTGGTGTAGTAGAAGTTCCTGTGTTTAAGTAAGTTAAAAATTGACTTCTTTTAATCTTTTCAATTCCACTTGGTACATAATCTGCCATTTTATAATTCCTCCTTCTTTTTTTCTAGTTCTCTTTTTATAAGGACTAAATCTTTATATTCAAGAGGTTCAATAAAACCTTTTTCATTTAATTTTACAATTTGGTCATAAGTTAAGTTTTCAATTTCATCACCCTTAATATAGTTTCCTATATTAGTTGTAAAATCTACTTGTGCAATTATCTTCTTCATTGGTTCTACTCCTCTCTATATGTTATTTGTATTTGTATATCAAATGTTGCTGTTTTACCATCATTATTACTAATCATAGTAAAAGGATTTAAACATTCAATACTTTCTATTCCTTCTATGTCAGGCAAATTGCCTTCTTCATTATTAGTTTTTATAGCATTTTCAAATTGTTCAAAAAAACCCATATTTTTTAGATTTACAACAACATCTTGTGAATAAGACTTACGACTTCTAAATGAATATACATCTCTTCTTTTTACAATACCTATAATCCAACTTTCAACTTCTGTGTCAGTAGGTATCTTATCTAATGAATAATCATCTACTTTATTACTTAACATATTTGCATTTATTTGATAATTTCTATTCTCTGTTAGAGTATTGATTATATCAAACAAGTAATCTCTTAACTTTGATATTCTATAATCTTGCATTATTTTCCTCCAATATAATCTTGTACTTCTTGTACTACATCTTGCATTTCAGCACTTACCATTCGTTTGTCCCAATATGTTCCTGTTCCTGGTGTAGTATAATTTTTAACTTCATGTGTACCATCTTCTCTAATACCATAATATTGATATTTTGCATATGGCATTTCATAAGTTATACTATTAGCTTGTATATCAACAATAGTTCTTAAATCACCATTATCCATTGGCACATATTTATCCATGTGCTTATAACAAGTGTTTGTAAAAAACTTTTGTACTCGACCATTAGGATCTATTCCTAAACGTGCCTTTATTTGACTTGTAGGATTTAATTTAACAGGCATTATTTACCTCCTAAATGTATATGTTGATTATTACCAAAGTTATTATTATTTATACTTGTTATGTTATATGTTGAATAATTTATTA